GACCCCACTACTAACCAAGCGGGAGAAATTGTATGTCCATTCTTGTGGAATAACGATTCTTGCGATTTGGTGTCTGGAGATTATCAATATCTGGGAGAAATGTCCATTCGTGAATTGAACCAATTGCGCCATGCAAATGGTGCTACGGATTCGATCACGATTTCAGTCTTCGCTTGGATGGAAGACTGTGTTGTTACCGCACCTACTGCCAATGATATGGCTGGGCTTTCGCCTCAGTCTGGTATGGAGGGCAGTAAAAAGAAAAACAAGAGTAGAGTCACGAAGACTAAGAATTCGCCCAATAAGAACAACAGTCCTTATGCTAAACAAGATGAGTTTGGCTCTGGTCCTGTCTCAGGTCCTGCAAGCACGGTTGCCCGTGTAGCAGGTATGCTTGAGAATGCCCCATTAATTGGGCCTTACGCTAAAGCAACACAAATTGCGGCAAGTGGTGTCGCAAATGTTGCTAAGCTGTTCGGTTATTCGAGACCTCCGTCTCTTGCACCAGATACGATTGTAGAAAATCGTCCTGGTTACGGTATGGCTAGTTCAAACTTGCCAGACCAAACGGAAAATCTTGCTCTTGATGCGAAGCAAGAATTGTGTGTTGATGGAACCGTAGTTGGTTTGGACAACACAGATGAGATGACAATTAAGAGTATTGCGACACGTGAGACGTGGTTGGATAGTACCACTTGGAGTACTTCTGACAATGTCGATCGTACGCTTGCTTGGATTGCTGTCACTCCCAATATACACAATACGTTGTCACCTGGGGGAGGCGCACCGACTGAGTATCACATCACAGCATCGAAATTTGCTGCGGCACCGTTTAAGTGTTGGCGTGGAAGCATGAAATACCGTTTTCAGGTAGTTTCCAGCGCTTATCACAAGGGCCGCCTTAAGATCCAATGGGATCCTTATGGATACAAAAATCAAGAAACGAACGTCCAGTATACTCAGATTGTGGATATTTCAGATGAGAAAGATTTCACAATTGAGGTTGGATGGGGCCACGAATTAGGTTGGCTTAATGTTGGTAACGTTAATAAAGTTAGTTACCTAACACGTTCGGTTGGCACTTCCAAATCTGATACGAATGAGATTAATGGAGTACTTACTGTATCCGTGCTCAACACTTTGACATCACCTAGCTTGAGTGCTGGTGATACTGTTGAGCTAAATATGTTTGTGTCTTGTGGCGATGATATTGAATTCGCCGTTCCTACCGCTCAAATGTTGGATCATATGACTTATAACCAACCGAGTTTTACACCTCAGAGTGGTATGGAAGAGACACCCGTCGTACAACAAGACAAAGATTGTACAGACGAACCATCAAAACCCATCCAGGAAACTGCACTACAAACGATGGGTAGCACCACTATGCTTGCTGATCACAATTCAGACGTTTATCACGGTGAGACTATTACGTCTTTCCGTAGTTGTTTGAAGCGTTATCAATATGTAGGCATGTTACCATGTGGTGTTGCAGGAGGAGTTGAAAATAGTGAGTTTATCACTAAACACATTCCGCCTGTGCCGGGATATAATCCAGGCCAGGCATATTGGACGAATGTGGCAACTGATCCTGACAATAATTATTGCAAGATGACTTTGATGTCATACTTGTACCCCGCTTTTGTTGCAGTGCGTGGTGGGGTTCGCTGGCGTGATCTCCTTATTGATGGAGACCCCAACGTTACTCGTCCCTACGGAGCTAACTATATTAGGTTGGCTCCAGAAACAGGGAACGTTGCTGGAGACTATAAAGTCAATGTGTTGAATTACACTAGCCCAGGCGCTCTGATCCAGAGCGGTGTGGCGGCTTTTCCAAATACGTGGTCCGGTATTTCCGTATCACATAACAACCAGAACAACTTTGCCTATGCGGATATTCCGTATCAGACAATGAATCGCTTCTGGAAGGCACGTTCGCGAACTAAGGCGACGAGAACTGAGGACCGTATGGTCGCTCACGGCTATGTCGGTGTAACCGAAGCAGCCGGTCGTGGTGTAGCATGTTTTTGTGCTGCATCGGAGGATTTCAGTTTACATATGTTTATTGGTCCTCCTATTGTCTACAAAGTTTAGTAGACAATTTTTGTATATATTTATAATGCATAAGTAGGACGGGTAACCGTTCTACGGTTATCCATTTGCGATATGTACATACTACCTGTGTGCAACCCACAGGACCACAACTATGTGGTGTCCCCAAATGGGGGCTCGTTTCAATTTAGAAGCAATCTAGGTTTTCAAACCGTAGATATGGGCCCTCATAGGGCTCATGTATACTGTGGCG